GTCTGAAGATCGTCGGAGCAATTACGTCAAGTAAGGTGCGCACATAGTTTATCGTGCGCGTTAAGGGTTCACACCCAGAACTTACTGACAACTCGCTGTTGTATTTCACAACATTAAGGAGCTTAACGAGGTCTTTTACCTGGGATAGATCGCTATCGAAATAAGCGGTCCTCACTGGGTGTCCGTGGAAGAAGTCTTGTCCGCAGGATTCTCGGAACGGTCCAGACACGAATGTCTTTTCCAGATTCGTACGAAACCCACAGTATTTCAACACTTGGATGGTACTCTCGGCGCAGCTTTGCGGAACGATAATGTCGTCCCCATACACGCTCAGCTCCCCGTATTTGTAACGGGGGCCAAACGTATCTTGATAGTACTCTGTAGTACCTGTCAAGTCGCTAACTGCTTGGGACAATGCAAGAAATATCATTGTCTCGAGTTCAAATGTGAACCCATTCCCCATTGAGGAGAACTTTTCCAGCCGGTACCATTTACCCTTATACTTTGTCTCACGACATCTAAGGGAATCCATTACGTCGAACCACTTCGGTTCTAGTAATTCGCGCGGTAACTCAACGCACAAGCAGTCGCTAGCCATCGTCATATCCATTGTACACGCCTTGAAAAGCGTGTCCAACTTCCAATCGAATGACCCAGCTTCCGCGAGTTCTTGATTGCGTTCCTGAGAGTTTAAGTCACAACCAGCTTTGAGCAGGGCCATCCTAAAGATGTGCCCCAGTCCGAGCTGGCAATAGACATTGCCTCCAGGTTCTGAGCAAACGGCGCGGTGTGTACCAAAATTCTTTGGAACAAAGCCCAAACTGCTGCCTCTGGCTATCAATACTACGGTGTCAGCAAGCTGCACCCGGTTTTCATATGACATGACCGACATGTTCGGTTCCAGTCCCTGAAAGCTTGGATGTTGATTGTTCGCATTTTGTGCGATCGCACGTACCCAAGCATCGCTTTGAGCGATAGCCCGTATGTAGTACCAATAAGCCCCTGCCGTCACCCCCATGGGTGTGACGAACTTAAAGAACGGTGTGGTATAGGGGCGCGCAAGGCGCGCTCCGTTGTCCCCACCAGTCCCTCCGGGGCCGTGTCTCGTGTATTCTAGCAGGTCATCGGGTTCATAATCCTTAAGCCAATCACTTATTTTTCTGCGAGCCAGATGAAAAATCTGGTGCACGTCAACCTTCTTTGGAAGGGGTCGACTACAGTGATCAAACTGCCGGTAATGAAGGATCCGCTTGTTCGCTTGTTTACAGAGCATTTCTGCCTGGTGCCAACGCGCTTCAGCTTTTTTAAGGGGATCGATCCCCTCCACCGATATCCTAACTTTGGAGAATATATTCGCGAGTACCGCACTTTTTAAGTACGATACAGGGGTCCCATGCTTCGCTGGGGACCCCATTATTTTCGCGTTAACCAAC